TCTTTGTCTCTGAGGTAACTGTCTTTGCATTTTACTCTCTTGTTTTATCGCAGGTATACACAAACTCTGGTGCTCCATGGCTTGCGATTCGAGACCTATAAAGAGTTCCTCCAATTCATCGTTGGTTGGAATATTGGCGAGGGCTAGTCGCCATTCCTCTGTGCCTGATAACACAGGTCCATATTTAAGGATCAACCACGAAATTATCTCTTTAAGATACTTCCTTGCCTGACTATCTGCCCAACTTACACGAAGAAAGGCAGCGGCACGCGTCAAAGTCAGCGAGGGATTATCAGGTTGGCGTGAATACAGCAGAGACGTGAGTAATTTCTCACGATCATACAAGGGGATTGCAAACCCCTTATAAAATACAGTATGAGCTGAGAGAAAATCCAGCTCCTCTGCTGTGCGGGGCTCAAAGGTGTCGGTGGTTCCTGTCACACCAATACTAGCCCATGTGTCAATTACAGACTTGGCATTGTAAAAGACACCAGCTTCGTCAGAAACGGTCCATGTATTGTCATCACCACAAAGAGCTAATGCAACACTACTGTTAAAGACCTCATACCTACACATATGGTCTGGGGCAACCATTATCCATGCATATGCTAGCAACACATAGAGTATAAGCGTATTATCTGATATCGTGTTAACACTACCGGACGGATTTCCAAGTTCTTTCCTTACAAACACACCGTCACTCGTGATAATCAGAGTATTGATCAAATTCATATAATAATGTTGCATACGAAGCCGATTGGCATCAGTTTGATCTTCTGCACGAAGCATTTCCCAGCGAAACTTAGCACAACCCCACATGAGGAACTGTCTAAGAGAACTATCATATTCTTTTCCGTCGGTTGCGAACCCTTGTGGGTGGGAACAAAGTTTCTTATAAAATCTGTCCCACCCCTGGTGCTGCGGACTAAAACCGACCACGCTGGCCGTCTGTAAATGCGAGGCATATAACTTCTCGTTCATATCTTGAAACAGACGATTTCCGTGTATTGTCATCTCTATCGGACCTGCCGTAAATGTACGGATTTTATTCAGGTCGAGTTTTTCTTGTGGTCTCACCTCTTCTTTGAGGGAATTACCAAACACGGCTACGTAGTCAGGAGACAAAAGTCGATCCCAATCTACGGGCACATACTGGCTCAGAAATTCAGGTCTCTGCTCCAGCAAATCCACTTTTCTAACATACTTACGCGTCCACGGGAAACCTGGAGATGTACTCAGGTCTAATTTAGGTAAAACTTCGTCTACAGTCTTCACCCGTGAATCACACATAAAGGGTTGGAAATGCTTTGTCATCCAGTCAAAAGCTAAATTAATAGCATCAGTTTTGCGTTCGTCCAACGGTGGAGTACTCTTCGCATACTTTGACAGTGATAAATAAGCAGCTTCTATATTAGGTATCGTAAGACCCCATTTTGATCTATCCACCTCTTGCGAGGTATCATTTTCAAATTGGGTGATTTCCATATCTACAAACCTACGATTTCTTCCGACAAACTTTTTCGGAACTGAACCTAAAATCGGAAAATAATCCGATGGAAGCATTTTGACATGAAGTGCGCTTGGCCTAGCGTCACTTCGGAAGCCATCTTGCAGGTCTTCCGGGTACTTCCCCCACCACTCGTGGCCCTCTTCCAAAAGGGCCACCGGTGGAAGGGGGTTCACTGAAAATCCATGCCTGATAAGATCGCAGTCTCAGTGGACTGCCACATCTTAACACGTTTCTCGGTTATGGGCTCAAACTTATTACATTGTTTCCCGCCCGCCACATGCGTGCCTACAATCTTACCATCATCAACCGCTACCACAATGCCACCGCAATCTCCTTTAGCGGAAGCAAAGTTCGAGTAGCCATCAGCGCTGATTTGCCCAACGCTTACATTAGGCTCACTCTCATCACCTGTTGTGTAGGAAATTAGCATCGCCATCTCATTCTTGGGAGGCCTAAACTGCAAATTCTCTCCTTTCAACACACCGTGGTGGAAAAAGACACCACCATCTTCAGAAGTCGGGTAAATTTTATCAGGCAACTCTGCCACACGATTAAAATTGGCTACTTCCTGCTTTCCCTCGTGATAACCGTGGAGAGTAGTATGAACTTTATCTCCAAACACGGTTGCAGTTTGAACAAACTGCCCATTAACACGGTATTTATATACACAGTTGGCATACTTCCTATAGTTAAGCTTAACTTTACCAAGCATGCTCTCTTGCGCCATACCTAACTGCGCGACATCCTTAGATGTATACGTATACTTACGCTGACGCGCACGGTACACTGCCCGCCTTCTGGCAGCAACAACTTTTGGAGGTTCTCTATCAGGCAACATATCCTCACGCATATCCTGCATGGTATCCTGAATATCATGGCTTTCCTTTACCCACTTGGGTTGACATCCCACAAAATGGATACAGTTAGGACCACCACAACCCTCACCACACAAAGCACTCGCACTTACTGGGAGTTTCTTGGGGCAGGTACTATAATGGATACATTCTTTAACCTGAGGAGTTTGACAACCTGCGAAATGAATACAATTGTGACCACCACAATTTTCACCACACAAATCTTTTGCACTCACTGGAAGTTGCTTGGGGCAGGTGTTATAATGAATACACTCATTATTAAACATCCTCTGCCTCGTTGACTGAACTAACTGACGTTTTCGTGATTTCTCTTTGACTTCACTTGGCATGTCAAGGTCATACGTCTGTTCATAATCAACTCCTTGAATATCATCAACATCTTCAGTTCCACCAGAAGCTTTCTTATGTTGCTCATTTGGTCTGAACAACTGGCGGACCTTTGGAGTCTGCTTGAACCTTAATCGACGCTGGTCTCGTCTTGCTCCGCGACCAGACTTATTCTTACGTTCAATTCCTCCTTCAAGACTCCAACTGTTGGTATCCTCATCATCGTCCTTGCAAATGTATCCTGCAGCAACTGCCGCTCCGAGGAGCGCAAAAAGGCTAGTAGCAACTAAGCCTACTGTTGCTTTATGTTCCTTCACGAAACCTACACTTGCATCAAACCAACCACTCACTCGCTCGGAGAAACTATCACTGGGCAAAAACTGCTCATACCATTGATCTACCGGTAGCGGTGCTGGAGGAGGAGGGGTAACAGAACCATCAGATCCCTCTGAGGCATACTGCGTCCCTTTCTTAAGAGCAGGGAAGAGAAAGTCACTAAAAGACCATCCTTGCTGGACCATCTTATGCCTGCGACTCTCCTTCTTTTTAGAGTTCTTAGTTTTCCTAGCCAGGCGCGCCTCATTACTGGGCTTAACCTGTCTTCTAGGTCTACGACTCCCAGGCTTAGGTGGAACTACTTCAGGAACCAATTCGCCTTGGCGCACTGCATCTTCCACTTCCTCTGCCCAATCAACTTGCCTGACTAACTCCTTTTCAGGTTCACCACCATTTTGTGCAATAGCAAATGACTCTTCAAAGGCTTTCTCCATCTCAGCAGCAGTTTCCGGCGACAACTCTGGAACAGAGTCATCCAAGGGTGGTAAGTCTTCCAACTCTTTCCCTTTATCTGCCTTATCGAACTCTTCCTGAGCTTTCTCTATCTGAGTGGCTATAACCTTCCGCTGAATACGGTCAATTGCAGCATCAGTGGCTCTGGACAAATCCGGGGCAGGGCGATCGTCTCGTTCCTTACCTTTATCCACATTGCGTTTCTTATCGCTATCGAACTCCTCCCGGCAACGTATACACATACTATTACCTTTGGGCTTCAAATAGCGCCAACAAATGCGACACTCATCGTAATACGAGAACGGGGTCGGGGCTTTCGGGGGCACTTGCAACCCAGCCGGACGATCGTTTGCCTTCAATGGCCCATCATTAGAAAATGATAATGACCCCACACTAAGGTCCTTACCATGCGTTTTCTTCAAATGATCATAACTTTCTTTGTGCTCTTGCATCTGCTCTTGGGACAAAGCACGCAAAGTCTCAGGCGTCGCTCCTTCCTCTGGGGGTAGATGTTTCCTATCTTCCTCCTCATCAAGGGGATCGCACCGACACAAAAAGCTATCACAATCTGGGCATAACCCGCGACGACTCTGATCTTTACCATTAAAGCTGAGTCCGTGACCATCTCTGATCTCTCCTATACCATCAGGTATATCATCTGCCGAGGCATCACCAGTTGCATAAGCTGACAACCAATCGATAAACCACGTGACATACGGAACTCGCTCTAACATGCGCAACATTGGATCCATCCACTTGTTTGCCTTCGCAAAACCAAACAGGGGAATTCCTATGAAGGCTATCGTCGCTAAAAAGGTCGAGGCCAGAACAGCGAATTTGTTATATCGCTGAACTTGCGGGCCACGATGCTGTGGCTCCATGTTACACACATCGGAGCTAAAAGCTTGCTTAACGCCTTGGGCGACGTTACCTACTCCTATCACAGCATTAACAACTGTTCTCACCTTCCACCACCAGACAAGGTTATCATATCCAGCTAACAGCTTATCAATGAACAACCTTGCGGGGACCACAAACATGTACAAAATCGCTCCAATCATGGCCGTCCAAACAAGGACTATGGCACATACAGCGAGAATAATCATGAGTGCAATAAAAACAGTTGACAATATGCCAGCCAGTATACAAAACGCACTGGTATATGACATATCGAAAGCGGACGCTCCCACTATTTGACACATGAAGGCCAGTAAAAACTGCAGCCTCCACTCTTGGGTTAAGCGTCTTGTTGTTGGCTCCAAGCTCATATTGCTAAGGGATTGCCTTAGCTCATACAACCACTTGGACATCTGAATCTTGTCGGCAGTACCCAGGTCATCAACCTTAAGGCACTTAACTCGTTCAACCATCTCATCGACAGGATCAGGAATATCTTCAACTTCGTCATCTAAATAACCACCAGACACAAACGAAATAGGGATAAAGGGGACACACTTCTGACCCACAGTGTTTCCACTGTCGGCGTTGTCACTACCTCCATTCCAATCCATCTCGTCTTCCTCATAAGAATGATCAATGTCTGAACTTTGCATTGCGG